CGCCACGGTTTAGTAGGTCGAGGCTGTATAACTCCGTTTTTGTACAGTCCGCCGAGATTGACTGTTCCGAGATATTCCGCCAAAATAAATCTCTCCTTCCACTTTGATATATGGGTATGGGGCGAAAATCTTCTTACAGAGGTTGAAGCTGCATGCCCAGCGTGCATATCCGAGCCATGAGCTAACGGCCTGAAGGACTTCCTTCTTGGTCATCTCCCCGGCCTTAAGTTTTTCGTCCATACGCTTGATACGTCGCTTCATCGCCTGTTTTGATTTATCCCTCAAAAGGCGGTGAGTTGTCCAGATTTTGAAGCCATAGGCGTTGACGCCCTGTTCCAACGGGAAAATCTTAGTCTTTTGGTTAGTCTCAAGCCCCAGTCTCTCCCGAAGAAATGTCTTGATTTTTTCAAGGTACTCTCGGGCCTGTTCTTTTGTCGGTGTCACGATGCAAATATCGTCCATGTACCGGGTGTAATACTTCACCTTAAGGAACCTTACGCAATACTGATCGAGTTTGTCGAGGTAGATGTTCGCCATGTCCTGCGATGTCACGTTCCCCAGCGGTATTCCTTTTTCTCCTTCTGGGCTTGAGTCAATGATTTTATAAAGAAGCCGGAGGAACTTTTCATCATTAATTTTCTTTTTAAGGATTCTCTTCAGGATATCCCGGTCAATGGAGTAAAAGTACTTTTTGACATCTATTTTGAGAATCCATCCTCCGCCGTGCTTCCATTTGCACACCCTCATGTTATGCTGAAGGTGTTCGACCGCCCGATGATTCCCTTTGTCCTCTTGGCAAGCAAACGAGCCTTTGATAAATATTGGCTTATAGACTTCCTTGAGGACGTTATGAACCGCGAATTGCACGGTCTTGTCTCGAATACGAGGAGCAGAGACGATTCTCTCCTTCGGCTCAAAAACCTTGAATCGAATGTACTCCCCAACCTCATATTTTTCATCCTTTAGGTCTCGCCACAAGTGGACGAGATTCCTTTCTCTGCACATATCAAAGATGACGGCTTCCTTTCGGAATTTTCGGTCACCTCGTTGTGTCTCATGGTATCCCCTCACTATGTTGTCGAAGTCAACAACTGCGTCAAACAGCGGATTTTTAATAATGTTCGTCATAATGGCATCCCTTTCATGAAGCGGCTTGGCAGTTATGACATTGTTCATGTGTTTACACCGTTTACTCGGTGAAGGATTGCCCCTCCCTTGAAGTATTGCAAGGACTCGCCGATGAAGCCGTGACCGCATTGGACGAAAAACTTACAGGGCGGGCCGCCAGCCGATGTTGTCGTTGCGATTCGACGCCGTGTTGTAGTTCCAATAGCGGGCCGAATTGTAGCCGCGAATCGCACGGTTGGCGGTCATACAGGGACAACCCTGTGGGTTAGTTATTTCTTCGAATAGTGAGCCTTTATCAGGCCGCCGCATATCCGCCCGAGTTCGGAGATTTTTTCTTGCAGCTCATAAGCTTTCTTTTGGGTGATGTACTTCTGATTCCTTGCTATCCCGAAATGAATGAGCAGGAGTTTCAGGTCTGCGTCCACTTCCCGGAGGTAATGGATACGGTCATCCGTCTTAAGTGCGCTATACATCATCGTGTTTCGGATAACTCTGTAGCACGCCTGTTTTATCTCTTGGCAGAGGCAAAACTTCTCGGACTGTGGGAAGTTTCTCAGAAGAGGATAAATCGTGTCAAGAAAGATTTCAGCTTTCTTTTGAAGCATGGAAGGCTCCACGAATCAAGCACCTCTTTCCTCGTAACCTCTCAATCTCTTGTACATCCCCATAATACTCAAAGCCGTAGTCTGTAAACTTGATTGTCGCTTTCTTGTCTGTACCCATGATGACACCAGACAGAACGAGGTCGTCATCCTTCAGGTTGGGGCATTCACCGTCGCACAGAGGAACCAATTCGCTGAACAAGTTGCCTATCAGGCAACTCAGTTCTCTCCTCGGGCATGCCACCTTATACATAGATTTTTCGCACCACCGGGTCATAGATACCCTTGCTGAGTTTAATATTACTGAGCGAACTGAAGTTCTCAAGAAACACGTTGTTCGTCATATTGTTCAAGGTTGCATCCTTGACAACCTTGAGCTCGGCCTGAAGTTGTGCGATAGAGGCATCCTGTGCTATAGTCTGAGCGGTTACTGCTTGGATGCCGTCATCCATATGGCCGAGATTGTTTGCACTTAAAGGTGTCCCGTTTTGAATAATCTCGCCTGTCTCTTCATCGACAATATGATCTACCCATCCGACTTTGTTATAAGGATTCAACGCTTTCAACCTCCATTTCTGTAAAACGATACTTAAAGGCTACATAGAGACCTTTGCTTTGTGGCTTTGTGAAGACCCTGTCGGTCAGTGCGACCACATCTCCGTCATTGTCCACAAGTTGCACATTTGAGACACTGCCGACCACTGTGTCGTCAAAGTAGACATAAATTCTCACGATATCTCCCTCGACAACAGACATGAAAATCGGCCTTGTCTGTGGAACTCCATCAAGGTTGTATGCTGCATGATGGATAGAGTCTGCGAACCTTTGAGCTTGTTTGTTTAAGCCGATATCTGTCAATGTCTTCATAGTCATTCATCTCCTTTCGTCATGGTTTTCTCTGATGCGAGAGGATAAATCACTTCACCGTCATGAGCCGAAGACTTAACCTCCGAGAGGGAATCGAAGCCATAATAAAGTGAACAATTTTCCTCATGATACGTCTTCTTTGAAGTCATTGTCCGACCTGTTAGAGGATACTCTATGATAGCTCCGATGCTTTGAGACTGAGCTGCACCCTCCGAGCCCACCATATAACCGACACACACCGCGACAGGAAAGATACCGCATACGACAGTCCCGCAAAGAGGATAGCCAGAAAATCCAGCTTGCCCCATTGAGCGGATTCTAAAGACGTTTCCGCTGTCCACGCCGTAATTAGGCTTTGCACTTGCTTCCTTGACCTTCATCACCTCGGCGTCTATGATGCGGATGTCGTTGACGCCGCTCGGATTTTTGCCCCGAAGGAAAATAATAAACTCTGCCCATCTCTCCGGGTCTGTCTTGTAAAAAGGCTCGATGTAGGATTGTTCATATCCAAGGGCCTTGAGGGCAAGGAGGACGCCTTCCCTTGTCCCGGCTTGCTCCGCGATAATAGCCTTCATGGAAAGCCGTGTTCTGTAAGCTTCTATATCCTCACCCTTAAGTCGGGGCATATCCCGGTCTTTACCATGTTCCGGGAGCATGATCTCGCTTGCGCTGATGACCATTGACTCGGCCCGTACCCGGAAAATATCCCTCTTGGTATCGTCAAACAACTTCCCGACAACCTTGAAGAAGATATAAAACTGATTCGCTGCCTTTTTGCCTTTTCTCAGTGGAGTAAAGAGGAGGCTAAACATGTACTCGCCGAATTCCTTAAACCCCGCCATTGCCTCACGTCCTTTCCACTCTCACCGATACCTCACCGAGAATGATGACCTTATCACTTTCGAGGAAGACATCCTCGCTCGGAACCGTAACCTTGACATTACGGACAGACGTAACCTTGCTTTTGACAGCATAGACAATATCGGCGTGAGTGAGCTCATTGAGCTCCCGGTTTTTCCGTATCTGAAGCAGCTCTGAGATAGCAGCCTTCACGCTGTCAGTGATGCCGTCGTCTGCCATTGTATCCGGGATGGTTACAATAACAGAGACAGGCTGCTCAACGGTCGTGGAGCTCTTAACAAGTACGTCGTCATAGTTTCCGCGAATCTTCTCGACCTCGGCCCGCACCTGTGCAAGTAGGCCCTCCGTCGCTTCTCCCGCCGTCCCAGTGACGATAATATCGACAGTTCCTTGACCTCTTGGGTGCATATCGTTCACCTTGACAAAGAGCACACCCGGAACCTGTTCGCAAACGTTCTTATATTTTTCAGCAATTGGTCTTGTGGCGAGCTCAGACCATGAGCGGAGGGTACGCTCCCGGAGACTCTCGACGTCCTCAATGTCACTGCCTTCCCGGACTATCCAGTCCGAATCATTGGAAACAGTGCAGCCTCCATCCAAATACGTCAGAGAGCGTGTTATTTGTCCCGGTGGTACATTGTATCTTGAGCCTTCCTGTTCGGCCTCTACAAGGACTTTAACCGTTTGTACGCCTTTCTGAAGAATAGTGTCCTGTAAAGCAAAGAAGCGGAGCTCTTCGCCATTGACATCCTTGATGGTCTTAAAGACGTGGCCTTTGGCAATGCGGATGGCCTCCGGGCTTTCTCCTCTTGTCACCGTTACATAACCCTGCGTTTTAAGGGCTTCCTTTTGCTTCTTGCCGAAGTCCGCAGCTTTGAGTTTAAGCCATATCCCCTCAGCATGAGTGATAAACATATTATTGAGCACACTACGGAGGAGCTTGATGAGTTCGATACGAATGCGGAGAACAATCATCAAGAGGGTGTAAAAAATACCACCTGAGTTGAAGTTCGTTATTACAAAGCCCTCGCTTTTAAGCTGAGCGACAGTCTCCTCCTTGAGTTCCTCGATATCCGGGACAGGAAGAATCTCATCAAGAATCTTTTCATCAATCAATCTCAATCACCTCCACGTTCACCCTGTCGACCGCGACACTCACACTGTAGGTCTGAGAATCTCCGATAAAACAAAAGGTCGTGAGCACCTTAAGCACATCACCCTCAAGTTCTATCTTGGTTGAGATGGTCTCGGGGTCGACAATTTCTCTCCTTTCAAGCTTTTCTCTTATGCGCTCTTTGACTTCTATAATAGTTAGTTCATCGTCTTCGCTGTGCACAAAGTCAAGAAGCGACCAACCCCATTCTTCGTCATAGAACAGCTCACCTGCTTGTGTCATTGCTTCAAGCCTGATGTCCTGCATGATACAATCAAACCCGGACACGGTAGGCGCATCACCAGTGGCCGCCTGAGTGAGTTGCCACGAAGAGTCAAGCTTGATATCTGTATCATTTAACCCTGCCATCAAACCACCTCCCCAATAATGCACGGATTAAGCTCACCGTATAGGAGTCCGACCGCGACGGTTTTTCCTGTCTCAACATTTATTTTTGAAAACACACCAGGTATCTCCGGGAAGCGTTCGTCAATCTCGCCCGTTTTGTCAAGAATCTTGAGACTGTATTCGTACCACTCACCATTAAATGATGCTCGAATGACCCTTGCACGCATAAAGCCTGGGAGCTGCAAGTGAGGGAAGTCAGCGGCGAGCTGCTTTGCTATAACACTTTTGACCATTTCCTCAAGCATTGCTCTCCCTCCTTTGATTAAAAATAGATGTAGGTGCGGATAAAGCCCGCCTCGTTGGTAGTGAAGACGACCTTTTTGACCTCGAACTCGCCGGACACCTGCGGATGTGAAACGCTTATTATGTGCGAGTGCTTGATGAACGGCGCGGAAACCGTTTCAAGTTCCCACGTTCCCCCCGGTCTGTTGAGGGTGATGATGTTCGTCCCGTACTCAAACGAGTAAATCTTTTTCTGCTCTGGCTTCTCTCCCCAATAGAAGACGCCGCCAGAAAAGAAAAATTTCTCAGAGATTCCCCATATTGCGTGTATCTCGTTGATGACTGAGATGACATTCTTTTGAAAGATGGGGACTCGCGCCTTTACTGGATACGCTGCCGCCGAAAGCTTCAT